TGCTGGTCTGTTCTACTGCCCATACGTTCCTCTACAAATGGTTCGTGCAGTTGACCAATTCACCTTCCAACCAAAAATTGGTTTCAAAACCCGTTACGGTATGGTTGCAAACCCATTTGCAGAAGGTTTGAATGTTGGTGGTGGTCGTTTGGAAACACAATCCAACGTGTACTACCGTCTGTTCGCAGTGAAAAACTTGATGTAATCAAGAAACCGACGAAGATCGGTACTTTAAAAGGGAACTTCGGTTCCCTTTTTTTTGGCATAAATAATGAGGTCTATTGTAGACACACTTATATAAGGAGTAAATTATGTCTGACGTTATTGTTACCGTTGCTTCACAGCAACAATCATTCCCTGCTGGTACCGTTTCTGGTGGTATCAGAGTTTCTTTGGCTGGTGCACCAGACCAAACATTGACTGCGGCGCCATATGTTGCAACTTTCTCTGGTGTTAATCCAGGAACTTTTGCAATCACTGCACAAACCGTTGATGGTTCCGGCAATGCACTTGGTGCTGCTGTTACTGGTTCTGTGACCATTGCTGAACCTGCTCCAGCACCTGCACCAGTTGAACCTGCTGCGGCTGTTGCTGCTGCGGTTGCTGCACCTGCTTCTACACCAGAAGAAGCTGCGCCTGCTGCTGCGGCTGTTGCTGCTGCATCTCCATCAGCTGACGTTCCTGCTGCTGCCGCTGCTGTTGCTGCTGCTGTTACTGCCGTTGCAACTGCGCCTGCGGTTGAACAACCAGAAGCACAAGCAACTGTTGCTGCTGCGGTGACCGCTGTTGCGACTGCACCTGCTGAAACTGTAACCAATCCTGCTGCTGTTACTGCTGCTGTTGTGGCTGCGGTTGCTGCTGCACCTGCGGTTACTGAACCTGCTGCGGCCGAACAAGCTACTGCTGCTGCGGTTGCTGTGGTTGCTGCTGCGACCGGCGCACCTGTTGCACCTGAAACCCAAGCGGCTATCGCTGCGGCAGTTGTTGCACCTCCTGCAGCACCTGCACCAGAAGTTACCGTTGATGTTCCCGCATCTTTGTCAGTAGAAGTTAAGTAATATGTTAACTTATATTATTAACCTCTTTAATCGGTTATTCCGAAAAAAGAAGGTACTGATTGATACACCTGTTTCACTACAGGTTACGGTAAAATAAGAAACCGCCTTCGGGCGGTTTTTTTATGTCCTAAATAGTTACATGACAGCACTTAACAGAACACCACAAAACACCAACTTACTGCAACCATCGAAGTTTATATTGACTTTCGGTAGATTGCCAACGGTACAATTCTTTTGCCAAGAAGCAAACATACCAGGAGTTTCTTTGGGCACAGCCGAGTTCAACACACCACTGGTGGATGTTCCTCTTGCAGGTAACAAATTGACATATAGTGAGTTTGATGTGTCGTTTATGGTCGATGAAGAAATACAATCTTGGTCAGAATTGTACAAATGGTTCTTGGCAATCGCGGCACCGACAAGTATAAAAGACCGAGACACTTTTAGTCAACAACAAAGTCAGGCATCGATCAAACAAAGCATCTATTCAGACGCAACACTGACAATTATGAGCGCCCTAAATAATCCATTGGTGAGAGTTAACTTCCATAGAATGTATCCAATAAGTCTTTCTGATGTGAAGTTCGACACACAACAATCTGCGGACACAATTATAACAGCAACCGCAACATTCAGGTACGAATACTTCGATATAACAAACGCTTAATTTTTACTTTATATTATGAACACAATTGAACAAATCCTAAAATCCTGGGACGTTGATGCAAATATGGATCAAACAGAACCGGGCAAAGAACTCTTAAAGATTCCAAAACTACACAGTAAGTACCTTGATGCATTGATCAAGAACAAATTGGCAGCAAAGAAAGCCAACTTTGATTACATGAGAATGCGTAAAGTGAAGTGGGAATACTATTCAGGCAAGATGACCAAAGAAGAACTCGACGAGTATGGTTGGGAACAATTTGGCCTGAAGTTGAAATCAGACATTCCACTGTATTTGGAATCTGACAACGATCTGATCAAACTACTTGAAAAGAAAATCTACCACGAAGAGGCCTGTTCTGTCCTGGAGTCAATCATGGGTGAAATCAAACAACGTGCATGGGAACTAAAATCGTTTATTGACTGGGAGAGATTCATTGGAGGACAATAAAGAACAACTTGTTGCGATAAAACACAACGAAGTTTACATGAAAATCAAGTGTGAACGTCATGTTGCACAAGAACTATCAGACTTCTTTACATTCTTTGTTCCTGGTTACAGATTTGTACCGGCATTCAAGAACAAAATATGGGACGGTAAGATTCGACTGTTCAACCTGAGAACTAGCGAACTATACATGGGTTTGTTGGGTTATTTGGAACAATTCTGTAATGATCGAGACTATGAACTGACACACAATTTTGTGGAAGATGCATTCTCTGTATATCACGCAAACAAGTTTATCGACACGCTGAATCTGCCGTTTAAGGTGAATGATCACCAGCTGGATGCATTCGTACATGCAATGCAGAGTCGTCGTGCAATGTTGATTTCACCAACGGCATCAGGTAAATCTCTTATCATCTATATGTTGGTGAGACAGTTTCTCGACTATCAGAACTTGAGGGGTCTTATTATTGTTCCAACAACATCACTTGTTGAACAGTTGTCGAAAGACTTTGAAGAATATGGCTGGGATTCAGACAATCATGTTCACAAGATTTATCAAGGCAAAGCAAAACACACAGATAAACCTGTAACGATTTCAACTTGGCAGTCCTTGTACACATTGGACCCAAAATACTTTGAACAGTTTGATTATGTGATCGGTGATGAAGCACACTTGTTTAAGTCACAGTCGTTAACCACAATCTTGACATCCTGCGTAAATACGAAATATCGCGTAGGATTAACTGGAACGCTAGATGGCACCAAAACCCACAAGTTAGTATTAGAAGGTCTTTTTGGGCCAGTGGAACAGGTGATTACCACTAAGGAGATGATCGATAAGAATATTGCATCATCTTTCAACATCAAATGCCTGATTTTGAAGCATCCGGATGAAGTTTGTATAGAGAATAAGGGTATGACCTATGCAGAAGAGCTTCAGTTCCTAATTGCAAATGAAGCCAGAAACAAGTTTATCAAAAACCTAGCGGTAAGTTTAGAAAAAAATACGCTTATTTTATATCAAATGGTTGATAAACACGGTAAAATATTATATAATATGATAAAAGAAACCGAGAAGTTAGGCAATAGAAAAGTATTCTTTGTTCATGGCAGCACAGATACTGAGGACCGTGAAGCCATAAGATCAATTATGGAAAAAGAAAACGGTGCAATCATTGTCGCTTCTTATGGAACTTTTAGTACCGGTATCAACATCAAGAACCTTAGCAACATTATATTTGCTTCGCCGAGCAAGAGCAGAGTTAGAAACCTGCAATCCATTGGTCGAGGCCTGCGAAAGTCTGAAAACAAAGATGGTGCAACTCTGTATGACATATCTGATGATATGCGTACAAAGAAACACATGAACTTTACTCTAAGACACTTCGTGGAACGTGTGAAGATATATAATGAAGAAAAGTTTCCTTTCAAGACATATAAGATAGGACTCAAGTATGAGCAACGTTAAAATCGTCAGATTGCAGAACGGCGAGGATATTATTAGCAATGTGGAGGAACTCCGCAAAGATGAATATCTTCTATCCGATCCTATGTACTTTGAAGTTAGTCCTCATGGAGAAACCTCACATATCATGTTGGGTTTCTTCTTGCCGGTACAACTCGTGCAACACAATGAAGTGGTTCTCCATCAAAAAGACATTCTTTTCTTCCTAACGCCCAGTGGTGAATTTGCAGAGTATTATGAAAACTCTGTGGATAAACTCAAGAGGTTGGAAACAGAGAGTGAATTGGAGAATGAAGTTCAAGGTGAACTACAAGATAGGATTAAATCCTTAATAGTTCAAGCTTTTGAATCAATGGAACTAGAAGAAAAAACTATTCATTAACATCATCAGCAACACCGAGACTTTAACATTTGTCAAGCGTTTTGTCAACTAAAATAATGGTATATTTGAAATGGCTACTAAACATTACATCAACAATGCAGACTTCCTACAGGCTCTTATCGAGTACAAATCGAGGAAATCCAAGAATCCTAACGAACCGATACCGAATTATATCGGTGAATGCTGGATGAAGATCGCCGAGGGATTATCCCACAAACCCAACTTCATTAACTATCCTCACAGGGAAGACATGATTGGTGATGGTATTGAGAACTGCCTCATGTATTTTGAGAACTTTGATCCTACGAAATCTAAAAATCCATTTGCCTATTTCACTCAAATCATATATTATGCGTTCTTGCGTAGGATTCAAAAAGAGAAAAAACAGCTCTACGTGAAGTACAAATCTACCGAAACCTTTGGTGTTCTAGACGAGCACGATATGTTGGAGATGGAAGGTGGTGGCTCTAGACAATTTGAGTTGTATGACAACATTGCAGAGTTCATCGACACCTATGAGGAAGGTCAAAAGAAGAAGAAAGACAGTAAAAAGACCGTCAAGAAGCCAAAGGGTATTGAAAACTTTTTAGAATGAGGCAATATGAAAGTTGCGTTGATAACGGACCAGCACTTCGGTGCTCGGAACGATTCGATCCATTTCCTGGATTACTATGAGAAATTTTACAAAGAGACTTTCTTTCCTGAGTTGAAGAAACAAAAGATCAAGACTGTCCTTATCCTAGGTGATACCTTCGACAGACGTAAGTATGTAAACTTCTATTCACTGAAACGTGCAAAGGAGATGTTTTTCGATGTGCTTGCAAAAGAAAATATTCAAGTATACATGTTGGCTGGCAATCATGATACTTATTACAAGAATACTAATGACGTTAATTCAGTAGACCTGTTACTGAGGGAATACGACAACGTTGAAGTCATAGATGTAGCAAGAACCATTAAGATCAAGAACTTTGATGTGTGTATGATCCCTTGGATTTGTGCAGATAATTACACCAAGTGCTTGGAAGAAATGAGAATCACCCCATCAAAACTCTGCATGGGGCATTTTGAAATCGCAGGTTTTGCAATGCATCGCGGTATGCCATCAGAGGAAGGATTGAATCATGACATTTTTAGAAGCTTCGACCGCGTGTTTAGCGGGCACTATCACCATAAGTCTAGCAATCACAATATTCAATATCTTGGCAACCCGTACGAACTTACCTGGCAGGACTACGCTGATGATCGTGGCTTTCATATCTTTGACCTGGCCACTTATGACTTGCGGTTTGTACGAAATCCTAATGTCATGTTTCACCGCATAGTCTATGATGACAAGACAAACGA